ATGCGTGGGAAAGCATTGTGATAGAGGCATTGGAGGACTAGCTTGACAATGCAGAAAGTGAAAATATGGTAGACTATGAGAAAGGGAGTTACTATGCAAGGAACATTATTTGATATTTTGACACCGAAGATTAACAAGGCAATAGAGCGAGTTATAACCGCTTACAAATTTTCGCAATCTCTAGGGCTTGGTAAACTTTGGGTGTGTTTTTCTGGCGGTAAAGATTCAGTCACACTATATGGGATTGTAAAAAAAGCCGCAGAGAAGATGGATATTCCATTGCTAGATTTTGCAGAGTTCCATTACAACGTAACTGGAGTTGACCCGCCAGAATTGGTGCAGTTCATCAAGACAGAGTTCCCGTTTGTACATCGTGACCTATACAAAGAATCTATGTGGCAGTTAATAGTTCACAATGGAATGCCTCCAACAAGGTTAGTTCGGTATTGTTGTGCGGAACTCAAAGAAAAAGGGGGAAATGGGAGATTTTGTGCCACTGGTGTTCGTTGGGCTGAAAGCACTCAGAGAAAATCAAGGGGCGAATTTGAGGATATTGGGCGAACCAAAAAAGAGGGGAAAATCCTATTTAATGATAATGACGAGGACAGACGGCAACTTGAGCACTGTATCCCAAAGCACAAGTATATAGTCAACCCGATTATTGACTTCACCGACGAAGATGTTTGGCAGTTTATCAGAGGCGAGAACTTGCCATATTGCAAACTCTACGACCAAGGTTGCACAAGGCTTGGCTGTATTGGTTGTCCGATGGCTGGGGGGAAGGTACAACAAGAGCAA